AGTGCCTAGGGCATCAGCTCCATTTGGCAAAGAGTGCCGAGATCTATTCACAGCTCCTCGAGGGTGGCTCGTCTGTGGCAGTGACTTGTCCGGGATAGAGCTACGAATCTTAGCCAGCTATTTAGAACCAATGGATGGCGGTGACTATGCCAAGCAAATACTCGAGGGAGACATTCACTCCTTCAATCAGAAGAGCTTCGGATGTGAAACTAGAGACCAATCGAAGAAGCTGATCTTCTCTATGATCTACGGTGGAGGTGATAAGCTCATCGGTGAAGTGGTCGGTGGAAGTGCCAAGGATGGCAAGAAGCTCAAGCAGAACTTTGATCAGTCAGTCCCAGCCTTCGCCAGTTTAAAACGAAAGCTAACAGCTGCATCACAGCGTGGCTACTTAGTTGGCCTGGATGGTCGACACTTGTTTTTAAAGAGTGCCCACAGAAGCCTCAGTCAGCTCCTACAATCAGGAGCAGCAGTCGTCTGTAAGAAATGGCTCGCACTCGTCAACGCAGAAATTGAGGACACATTAGAGGGCCAAAGCTACATCATGGGTTGGATTCATGATGAATTGCAGAGTGCTTGTAACAATAAGGAGACCGCAGAGTATGTCGGTAATTTGTCTAGAACAATGGCGAAAAAAGCGGGAGAAGAGCTGGGAGTCAGAATCCCAATTGAAGCTGAATTCCAAGTTGCTGAAACTTGGTCAGGATCTCACTAACGTCGAGTACCACACCAAGCAGCTCATAGTTACCTATGTCACCCTCGATCTGGCACTCAAGAAACCCTTTAAGATTAAAGGAAGATTTGCTCGAGAAGGGGCGATGTACGTTGCAATATGTGCATCACAAGGATGGATAACGAACTGCATCGAAGAAGATACCTGGGGAGACCGATGGGGCATATCTGTCGAGGGAATGGAAACACTGAAAACCTTAGAGGGCTTGATTGGCTCTCTGATTGAAGAAGAGGAAGAGCCCACATGAGAATACTTACAGATAACGTGAAGAAGCCGTTCACTCTTATTGATGCAGACTTATATCTCTACAGAGCTGCCGCAGCTGCTGAAGAAGAAACAGACTGGGGAGACGACATCTGGTCGCTGAGTACAGATCTTAAAGAGGCTAAGGTTGTCTTCGAAGACTTCTTAGATGCAACCGAGGCCAGACTGAAGAACAACAACTTCATCTTGTGCTTAACCAATCAACAGAACTTTAGAAAAGAGCTCAACCCACTGTATAAGTCTAACCGTCGCAAGGTCAGAAAGCCTGTCGGATACAAAGCTTTGGTGGACTGGGCTAAGGGCCGCTGGCAGTGGTGGTCAGAACCCTACATGGAAGCCGACGATGTCATGGGTATCTTGTCGACAGTCCCGGGCAGTAAAGCAACTGTGGTTTCCGATGACAAAGACCTCAAGAGCATCCCCGGTCGCCTCTACAGACCTATGACAGATGAGATCCTACAGATTACTGAAGATCAAGCTGACCGTTGGTTTTACAGTCAGGCATTAACGGGTGACCCAACGGATGGGTATGTCGGCCTCAGAGGCTGTGGACCTAAGACAGCCGAGAAGATCCTGGGGAGTAGACCTGAGTGGTCTCTTGTCGAGAGAGCCTACATCAAGGCCGGGAAGACCAAAGAAGATGCCCTACTCCAAGCCCGGATGGCTCGGATACTTCGTTACACAGATTGGGATGAGACCACAGCAACAATTAAACTCTGGGAGCCAGATCAATGAGCATTTTAAACGACGCATACTCGTACCGCAGACAACACATGAAACCCCACGAAGAGCAGATCATGGCGGATCTAATGAAAGAGCAAGCAATTGCCGCAGGTCATGAGCCACGACTCCCTGTCTCAGAGTACTGGCGCTTAGACCTATACGCCAGATCCGCCGCCACAGCCAAGTACCGAAGGAATGCCAGGACCCAGTATGAAGCCAGCTTAAGACTTCATGAGCAAGAGAAGGAAGCCAGAGAGGAACGTAAAGCTAAGGTGAGAAGGAGGCTACTCGATGGTAGAACTTAACCTACACAACGGCAGGGCACCTTACCCAAACTTGGAATTCAGCTGTGATTTCACTGCGGAGGAGTGGGATGCTCGTAGCAGAGATGCCGCTGCCCGTCTGGCTACTCATAATGGCAGTGTAGAACACATAGTGTCAGACCAAGTCGTGGAGCCCGATCACTACACCAGGTTTGTCATTGAACCCGTTAACTTCATCATGAAGAACCGACTGGAATTCTGGCAGGGCTCAGTGATCAAGTACATCATGAGATGTGGTCACAAGGTCAACCAGGGTGAGACCCCCAAAGAAGCAGAGATAAGAGACCTCCAGAAAGCTACTAGGTATATCGAGATGAGAATAAACCAATTAAGAGGAAAAGAACCTAATGACACTACTACCAAATGATATCCAATACATCTACGGCCCAAAGCTTACCCTCAGCAATGAGATAGACCAAATGAAATACCGACAAACCGGGGAGGACTTCAGTGGTAAATGCACTCGACTTGCTAACACCCTAAAAGACAGTGATATGCACTTCGATGCCCTCCGAGAGATATTCAGAGAGATGAGGTTCCTACCGGCTGGTCGAGTGCAGAATGCCATAGGAGCTGCCCGCCAAACCACAGCGTATAACTGCTTCGTTTCCCAGGTTATCGAGGACAGTATGGAGAGCGTCATGAGAGCCGCTACGGCGGCCTCTGAGACCATGCGGAAAGGCGGGGGCATTGGATATGATTTCAGTCGCTTAAGGCCCCGTGGTGACCTCATTAAGAGCTTAGACAGCCGTTCTAGTGGCCCTGTCTCGTTCATGGGTATTTTTGATGCTGTTTGCCAGACTATTGCGTCCTCAGGACACCGCCGAGGAGCTCAAATGGGTGTCCTGAGAGTAGACCATCCAGACATCATGGAATTCGTCACAAGCAAGCAGAATTCAGACAAACTAACCGGCTTCAACATCTCTGTGGGTATTACAGATAACTTCATGAAATGCCTCATGGAGAAGACACCATTTGACCTTACCTTTGATGGGAGGGTGTATGACAGCATTGACCCTGTGAACCTGTGGGATGTTATCATGAGAAGCACCTGGGATTATGCTGAGCCTGGCGTTCTCTTCATCGACACAATCAATGATATGAATAACCTCCAGTATTGTGAGACTATTGAGGCAACTAATCCGTGTGGTGAGCAGCCCCTTCCACCTTACGGTGCATGTCTCTTGGGGAGCTTCAATCTTACTAAGTATATAAATAATAAGATGGATGACGGCTTCTTAGTTATACTTAAGAGTTTCGACTACAAGCTGTTCTCTAAGGACATACATAATGTCGTGAGGGCCATGGACAACGTGATCGACAGAACAATCTACCCGCTGCCCGAGCAAGAGAAGGAAGCCAGAGAGAAACGTAGGATGGGGCTAGGTGTCACTGGTCTAGCTAATGCAGGTGAAATGCTCGGTCTAAAGTATGGAACTATGCCTTTCCTAGTCTTCACTACACAAGTGCTCACTCAGCTCCGGGACGAGACTTACCACGCCAGTACACTCCTGGCTGAGGAGAAGGGCAGCTTCCCAGCTTTTGATAGGAACGAGTATATGAACAGTCCGTTCGTCAAGACACTCCCAGACTGGCTCCAGGAGACCATGTGGGAGAACGGCATGAGGAACAGCCACCTGACTTCTATTGCACCTACTGGGACCATAAGCATCGTTGCAGACAATGTGAGCTCTGGTATCGAACCACCGTATATGTTGTCGTATGACAGGACAATACGGACTTTTGATAGTGACAGAGTTGAGACTGTGAGAGATTATGCTCATAACTTAGGTGTCGACGGTGTCACAGCTGACGAGTGCACAGCTCAGCAGCACCTAGATGTATTGGTCACAGCCTCTCGTTTTGTCGATTCAGCTGTGTCTAAGACGTGTAACATCGGTGATGACGTTTCCTATGACGACTTCAAGACACTCTACATGGATGCCTGGAGAAAGGGATGCAAAGGTATCACTACATTCAGAAAGGCTGGTAAACGACGTGGTATTCTCAATGCCACACCAGATGCAGCTGAGGTAGCAGAGGCTTGCTTCATCGATCCATCGACTGGTCAGAGGACCTGTGACTAGGAATTATAAGGCCTCCTTTGAGTGTGTATGCAGTAACACCGAGGACAGAGACTGAGTTATCCTTATGATGTAGAAATCAAGTCCTACTAGTAGGGTCTGCAAAGACTCCCCCCCTCGATGCTACCTAAGGAAGAACACATAGTGGCTTCCCCGAAGACAGCTTATACTGGTGAAATCCTAGGTGTCTACCCTTATAGAGATTCCAGTTACTCTTATCAGATAACTTAAGAGTACTTAAGAGTACTTAAGAGTACTTAAGAGTACTTAAGTGGTCTAAGTATATACTAATAAGCAGAACAATTTTAATAAATACTAAGACAA